AGCAGTGACTTTCTTGGCAGGAGCAGAGCGAATGACAGGAGCATCAACCTCCTCATCATTAATTCGTTTGGCTGTCGCACCAGCAACGCCACCAGCACCAAGAACGCGATCCAACTTCGCCTTGAGATCATCATATGACTTGAAATTATCTGCTTTCAAGAAAGCCTTGAGTGAATAAGCAGACTTCCAAGTCTTTTCGATTTGTGCATCATCACCACCGAACAGCGGCGAGGCAGAATCGAACTCTGCCTTGTCGTAGTTGCGATAGCCTTCGACATTACGAATCTTAACCTTGAAGTTTGCACCCTTCCAGAAATCAAACGGATTCAAGGGTGTCTCATCAGCAAATTGTGGTTCAAGTTTTTCCTTGATCTTGTCGAAGATCTTCTTGCCGAACTTGTAGAGGAAAACTTTGCCTTCGTTCTGTGGACGCTTCGGATCAGAAACAACAAAAATATTTGTGATATATGTCAGGCGACGCTTTTGCTTGCGCGCAATTTCCTTATTGGCTTCAATACCACTGTTCCAAAGAACAGTATTGTGCTCAGAAACGGGATCGTTCTTACCGAGAGTTGTCAATGAGTTTTCAATGTACCAGCCACCCGGACCTTGAAAGCCATGATTCCAGATTTGAACCCAGGGAAGACCATCTTCGCCATCAACTGCTGGAGTGTCTAGAAATCGGATAACTGCATATCCATTGCCAGCAGCATCCACTTCTGGTTGCCAAAAACGATCATCGACAACTGGCTTCGTGCCACCTACTGAGGATGCCTCCACAGCTCTCTTTAGTTTATCGAGGGATGAAGCCTTCTTAAGATTTGATAGTGTCATATGTATTGCTCCTATTGCGTTGTATGTAATGTATTTCGTCTTGTCTACTCTTTTCATCATTATATCAATCAGTATATATTATCTTGTGTCGCAAGTAAAGTTTTCTTTGTAAGCAATTTATACTTGTCGACGTTCACGTTCAAGAATGACCCATATTTGCGAATCTTTCTTGAAATTTTGGGATAGATGATGTCATCTGAAATCTTCTTGTCCCAAATTTGAATAAAATTAAAGATGTTATTAAGAATTACCATCGTCTCAAGAGTCACTTCATTTTGCATAAACAGCGTCAAGAGTTTGGGAAATTGTCCATCTTCAACTTTAAATAGATTATTTAGATTATTTTTCGTAACAATTTTATGTAGATCTTCTGTGTAGATCTTGGTCATGAAATCTGTGCGTTGTTTCCAATTTTCGTAGATTTCTGCAGCTTTTTCTTCAAGTAAACTTTTGGTCCAATTATCATCACTGTATACAAAATTAGCAACTAGAAATGAAACCATCTCATCGTCGCGATACTTGCGCGCAAGACGATGGAATAAAAATTTGTCGCGACGTTTTTGAAATGCATCTACTGATACTTTTGTCTTACCATCATAATAAAAGAAGTTATATGATTCAGAACTAAAATGTAATTTAATGGCTTGATACAAGCAATAAAGATCGTATCCGTTCAAAGTGATCCTCGTTTCATTTTTGCAAAAAGAGCACGCATCTTTTCTTTTATTTCCTCGTCAACTTCGAAATCTTCTTCTTCTTTTTCGGCTTTGTTGACTGCTTTGACCAAGTCAGATGCACTTTGCGTGGCTGTAAAAAATGCAGGTAGCAACAACCACCAAAGAGCAGAATTAGTGACATAAATCATTACACCAGTGAATAACCAGACAAAAATATTCCAGATTAGTAATTGCCAACTCATATTGATGATTTTTTTCCTCGCGGAAGGTATTTTAATTTCATCGCCTCACTCTCAATGATGCTCTTTAAGGAATCATTGATTAAATTTGCAGCAACTTCAATTTCAAGATTATTTTGTTCACAATAAGTTGTAATTGCATCCATGTGATCAATTTTTTCTTTAAGAGCCATTTCCATAATCATCGTAGAAAAAACATTTTTTTCTTCGCGACTTACCATGTTAGATCTCATAAATGCTCAAGGAATTGTTCAACTGCTGATTTACACGAACAAATGTGGTTCGCTTACTCAACTCCTTTAATTCACTTGCTCCTACATATGTGCACGCCGAACGCAAACCACCGAGAATATCTTGCAGTGTTCTGCTTACTTCGCCGCGATATGGAATTTGTACAGTCTTACCTTCACTGGCGCGATAGTTTGCAACACCGCCATTATGTAAATCCATTGCTGTATCTGAACTCATACCATAGAATTTATTGTCTTCAAAAGGAGATGCTCCACCCTCTTTATGACCCGCAAGCATACCACCAAGCATTACAAAGTCAGCACCTGCAGCAAATGCTTTTACAACATCTCCAGGAACAGTACACCCCCCGTCCGCTATAATATGACCTCGAAGACCATGAGCAGCATCTGCGCACTCAATAACTGCGCTTAACTGTGGATAGCCGATTCCTGTCATCTTGCGTGTGGTACAGACAGATCCAGGACCAATACCAATCTTTACAATGTCAACGCCAGCAAGAATTAACTCTTCTGTCATTTCTGGTGTGACAACATTACCTGCCATTAGAACAATGTAAGAATAACGCTCGCGAAATCGCTTAATGAAATCTACAAAACTTTGCGTGTATCCATTCGCAACATCAATGCAAACTCGCATGTGAGTTTGTCCGATTATACTATAAACATTACTGAACTTTTCTAAGTCTCTATCATTGATGCCAAGAGAATAAATCGTACTGTTAAGTTTATATTGAAGATGATTAATACACTTTATGTCTGAATAATGTTTTGTCAATGCAACCAATGCATGATATTTATTTAATTCATGATCCATTTCAAATGTACCAACACCATCCATATTCGCGGCGATGATTGGAACACCATACCACTCGTTGCCGCTTCGAAATTTGAAGTGTCGCTTTATGTTCACTTCATTACGAGAAGCAAGAGTTGACCGTTTGGGAACAATCAAAACATCTTTGTAATCTAATTTAACATCAGATATAAGTCTCATAAAACCTCAATGATAAAAGATATGCTGACCAATTTTTTTGATCACTCTTTTGCTTTCTGCCCACTCAGGTTCAACATATGTCGCATGAAAGTATTTTGCAGATCCAATTATACCATAGTGTTGTTTAGAAATCAATATATTCTCAGCAATCTTGATTGATTCATGCCACGCAGAACTATTGCAGTTAGAAGAAAAGAAGTGGTGGTTCGCACCACCACTCCCTGACTCGTTCTGTTACCAAGTGAGTCAAACTCTGTTACTCTTTACTACAATTAAGCAGCGAGAGGCAGATCGTAAACATCATCGTTTGCGTTTACTTGATTTGCGCTGATTAAGTCAGTCGCCTCACTGGTTGCTGACGAGTTATTACTTGCCCCGTCGAAGCCATTTCTTCCCCATCAAAAAACATCACACCATTACGTCTTCAGCAACATCGTAAATTTTCCATTTACTTTTGCTCATATCTTTCACAAAAGTTTTGCCATATGCCTTTACAACAATTTTATATCTCATAATATATCTCTATGATATTTTTTGGTGGAGAAGGTGGGAGTCGAACCCACGTCCGAAACACCTTTAGTCGTCAGTTTACAACCATTGTCATTATATAGGGATTAAGCGTCTTTTAACATTTCCATGCAGCGAGAGAAAAGATATTCCTTCGCAGCACACATTTCAGCATTTGTCAAGAATCCATCATTATTTCTATCAGCCTTATCAAACAGCGACTTTGAAACAGTGCAATAACGATTTACATCATCGAATGAGACTTTGCCGTCTTCATCAAAGTCGTATTGTGCAACGCGATCAACTGCGAGTGCTGGTGTTGAAAGAAGAGCAAGAGCGAGAATAAACTTCTTCATTATTCGAACCCGCAGTGTTTCTTATGTGGCAGATTTTAAGTCTGCTGCGTTTCACCAATTTCGCCACTCTCGCTTTTTTAACAGAGGGCAATGATGGAATTCTCGACATAGGCATTATTTAATTGCAAACTTTGCCTTAATTAAATTGGCAGCGTAATGATAATAATTGTGTCTACCGGCCACTGCATCATGCTGACTCATCAAGAGATTCACTATCTGTTCTACCAAAAATCGCTGATGTTCTTGCATTTCTGCCATTTGCCTAATATGTTCATCTTGTCTGGTCAGTTCCATAACACGCAATAAACTTGTCAATGCGGATTCGCTCCACTCTGTTTTACCATACACTTCTTCTAGTATTTCCATTATATTCTCTTCAGTAAAGTATGGTTGTAAAAGTAATTAATAACCAAAACAAAACTAGCATAAGAATGGGAGCAAAAAATAGTCCCCATTCAATGTACATGCGTTCTAAAAATTTTTTGAGTTTATTCATATGTAAATCTCAAGTATAATCGCCAGAATCAATTAATTTTGTCTCAACTGATTCATGCGAATATTCATGTTTATGTCCACAATGTGAGCAATACTGTTTTCTTGGTTTCCAATTTGAATCAATTGCAGAAACACTCCACCAGTTCCTACATGAGTCACAGGTGAAGTGCCAGAGAATTTCTTTAGTGATTCGAGTTAGTTCCATTTTTGTATGCATCGATGTATTTAATCAACTCTTGTTTATATAATTCCAACTCATTCTCTTTGACCACAAAAGTTTGGCAAAACATCGCTGTGTCAACAGCGATGAGAATAATGACTTGCTTTGGATCGAGTCCAGTCATCTCGTGAAACATTGTACGATACGCTACTGCTTGCATAAAGTAATTTCCAATATTCTCTTTTCTCTTAAGATGAATAGAAGTCTTAAAGTCAATTACAGAGAGAATGCCGTTATGTTCGGCAATACAATCTACAGTACCAGCAATACCAAGTTCATGAGAGAAAAGTTTATCTTCGAGGCAATGAATGTTATTCACCTTTGCATCAATCTCTTCTTTTATTCGAAAGAATAAAGATTTGACGTTTGGAAGCATTTCGAGAGAAGAGACATTCTCATTCTGAAGATACATTTCTAGTGCTTTATGCACAGAAGTTCCACGCGTAATCGCCTTGCGAGAGATCTCATTGGCTTTGGTTTCACCAACTCTTGCACGCCATTCCATCAGTTTTTTCTTGTTATAATCGGAAAGAACAGTGGTAATTGAAGGATATCTTTCGCCAGTAGGAGTGACATAGCATCGAGTGCCATTTACATCCTCTTGCAAGAGTTTTACAAAGTCATGGCGTATATGATTAAACATTATAAAATATTCCGCTCAAAACTCACATAGTCTATTATATAATAAAGTCAAATTAAAGTCAAGCTTTTTCTTGCTTTTCGTATTTCTCAACTGCAATCAAGAAGTCTTTTACAAGACTACTACGAACAATATCGTCTGTCGTAAACTCAATATTAGTAAACGATGGCATCATTTTGGCAATCTCATGAAACTTCTTCATGCCAGACTTATCCTTGTTATTACGATACAGATCAGTTTGTTTGTAAT